GCCCTGGGCCATCCCTGAGGTGCTCTTTCCCCAGGCGGCGGTCGCGCCGCCCATCCAGCCGGGGATCAGGTTCATGAAGGCGCGGCCGACGAACACGATGAAGTTGCCGTGGAAGCTGTTGTACCAGCTGGAGAAGTCGCGGCCCAGGAACCCGCCCGCGCTGGCCGCCCAGCTCGGGATCTGGGTGTTGAAGAAGTTGTGCACCGGGGTCTGGACGTTGTTGTAGAACCCGTGCCAGCCGGTGATCCACGAGCCGGAGACGGCGCCGGCGGCGGTGGTCGCCCAGTGCGGGATGTCGCTGGTGAAGACGCGGCCGACGGTGCGGTTGAAGTTGTCGGCCCAGTGCTGGGCGGCCGACTTGCTGCCCACCGCGGAGCTGTTGGGCAGGGTCTTGGTGAAGAACTTCTCGATCTCGGAGATCCCGGTAGGCTGCGACAGCGCCCAGCTGATCTTGTCCCGGATCTGGGCCCAGACGCTGGACTGGGCCAGCTTGCCGGCCGTGTTGCCCGCCCCGGCGATGTTCTTGTCGATCTTGCCCGCGTTGCCGGCCGCGGTGATCAGCTGCCCGTTGAGCTGGTCGAGCTTGTCCTTCTCGTACTTGATCTCCAGCTCGATCAGCTTGCGCTTCTTCGGGTCGGTGGTCTTGCCCAGCTCGGCCTGCAGCACGTCGAGCCTGGACTGCACGTGCTTGATGTTGTCCTCGACCTGCAGCTGGTACTTGGCCGAGCCGATCTTGGTGGCGGACTTCCACAGCTGCTCGGCCTGGTCCCGGGTCACGCCCATGGTGCCGGCCCAGGCGACGAACTGGTCGTGTGCCTTCTTGCTGTTCCCGTCGATCGCGATCAGGACCGAGGCCACCTGGGCGGCGGCGTCGATGGTCTTCTGGCTGTTCGGCCCGAACTTGAACAGGTCATCGGAGAAGGTGTTGAACTTGGACTGCGCGCCGAGCGCCCCCTTGGTGGCGTTGGTCATGGCCGGCACGAGGTCGTTCTGGAGGGAGGCGCCGAGCTTCTGGGCGTCCTGCTGCAGGTCGGACAGCGGCTTCTCCAGCTGGGTGGCCTGGGTGTTCAGGTCGGCCGCGGCCTGGGCCGCGCCCTGCTTGCCCATCCACTTGGTGGCCTGCTGCCAGGTGGTGATGCTCGGGTCGACCTCGTTGATGAGCGCGATCACCGAGTCCTGCAGCGCCTTGTTGCCGCCGGCCGCCGGGCCGAGGATGTCGGCGTAGTCGCGCACCGCCCGGGTCAGCTGCTTCTGCCCGGACTCGCCGCTCTGGGTGACCGCGGCCTGGGTGCGTACCCAGTCGACGTAGCTCTCGGCCTGCGGCAGCAGCTGGTTGTAGGTGCTGCGCAGGGCCAGGCTCTGGCTGTTCAGCCCGGAGGTGGAGGCCCCGGCCACCTGCTGCTGCTGGGTGAGCGACTGATAGGTCTGCAGGAACTTGACCAGGTCGGTCTGGCCGCCGGTCACGATGGTGAACCACTGGTCCCACGCCTGGTTCAGCTTGTTCATCGCGGTCAGCGCGTCGGACTGCAGGATGATCTGCACCGACACGTCGCCCTGCAGCTGGGTGAGCCCCTGGCCCATGTTCCGGTAGCCGTCGACCAGGCCCTTGACCTGCTGCAGGTCCGCAGCCCACACGTTGGCCTGGTTGGTGAACAGGTCGCTGGTCTTGACCCCGGCAGTGTTGAGCAGGGCCAGCGCCCCGGCCAGGTCGGTGCCGTAGGCCTTGGATACCTGCCCGACGTGGCCCAGCTCGGTCTGCAGCTTGCCGCTCAGGTCGGCCTGCGCAGCGGACAGCTCCGAGGCGTTCCCGGTGGCGCCGTGCTGGACGGCGGCCAGCTGCTGGGTGACCGCGGCCAGGTTCTGGATGGTATTGGCGATCACGTTGCCCAGGCCGGACTTGCCGAGCCCGGCGTTCAGCGAGTCGATCCACTGCTGGGTGGTGTCCTTGGCCGTGGCCACCTTGTAGATGAAGAAGCCGATGGCGGCGACCACGGCGATGATGGCGGCGTAAGGCAGCGCGGCCAGCAGCACGCCCATCGCCCCGGCCAGGCTGAACGTCATCCCGGTCGCCACGACCTCGGCGGCGGCCAGCTCCCCGGTCGCCATCATCTCGGCCTCTTCGGCGATGGCGGCTGCCCCGGCCGAGGCGGCCAGCCCGTCCTCGCTGGCCGCGGCGGCATCGGTGGCCCCGGTGAGGACGCCAAGCGAGACCAGCAGGCCGGTGATGCGGCCCGGGATGGCGGCGAACCCGGCCACGATGTCACCGAGCACGGTGGTCAGCCGGGTCCAGGACGAGGCGTTCTTGGCCACCTGGGTGGCGGCCAGCCCGCCCAGCGCCAGCGCTACCGACTTGATCGGGTTCAGCAGGCTCAAGAGGATCGTGGCCAGCAGCCCGCCCCACAGCCACAGCCCGTGGATGCCGACGATCAGCGCCAGGATCGGCGTCGGCAGCCGGGTGAGCATGTCCAGGAGCTTGGACGCAGCGACCAGGATCTGCAGGAAAATCTGGTCGATATGGGTCTGCTGGGTGACCCGGATCAGGTTCATGAAGGCGTTGCCCAGGCTGGCCAGGATGCGGCCGAGCTGGGCCAGGTTCTGGCCGCCGACGGCGAAGAACTTGTCGAGTCCCTTGCTGGCCTGGTCCACGAAGACGGTGAGCTTGCCGGCCAGCCGGTCCACCTCGCGGCCGGTCTCGACGGCCAGCCTGTTGAAGATGCCGTTCTTGCTGGTCACGATGTCGATCGCATCGCCGTACAGCTGCCAGACCATCGGCCGGACCTGCTCGTGCAGCTTCTCCAGCTTGCCGGTCAGCGGCGGCAGCGAGGCGCCCCAGGCATCGCTGACGTTGTAGACGTCGACGAGCCGGTTGTAGACGGCCTTGCCCGCGTCCAGGCCGGCCAGGCCGAACGCGGCCAGCCCGGCGATCAGCGTGACGATGGCCGGGATGAGGATGGCCACCGCCTCGATGAGGGCGTCCAGGACCACGTGCCAGACCGCGACGGTGCCCATGAACCCGCCGAACACGGTCAGCGTGCCAGCCAGGCCGAACCAGCCGCCGGTCGCCTTGATCAGGCCCGGCACGGTGGCCTCGACCTGCCGTCCTGCCTTCTCCGCGGCGTCCCCCGCCTGCTGCTGGGCCAGCCGCTCCGCGATGGCGGCGGCCCGGACGTAGGCCGCGGCGCGGGTGGCGGTATCCGCGGACTCGGCCATCCGCAGCCACTCCTGCGCGGTGCGGTCCGAGGACTGGGCCTCGGCGTCCTGCGCGCCGCGCAGCCGGTCCATCGCCTCAGCCGACGCCTCGGCCGCCCGGGCGTCATCCGGCCCCGGCCCTCCCCCGGGCGGCAGGGCGGGCGGCTCCGGCGGCCCGGGCGGAAGCCCCGGCGGCCCGGGCGGCCCGCGGGGCGGCAGCGGCGGGGCGCCGAACGCGCCGCCCGCGCGCGCGATCCGCTCCTCGTCGGTCAGCTTGGCCCACGCCGCGCGCAGCTCCTCGATGCTGGCCGTGGCCTTGCCCGTGTCGTCCGCGAGCACCCGCTGCGCCAGGCTGATCAGGTAGGCGCTGGCCGCCGCCGACCGCTGGTCCCCGTCCAGGCCGCGCACCGTGAACGCCAGACCCGCCTCGGCATCCTGGTACCGGTCGGCGGCCTGGACGGCGCGCAGCACGCTGGCGATGAACGCCTCGATGCCGCCGACGGTGCGCCAGCCGGAGCCCGGACCCTCGCCCATGGTGCCCGGCGGCAGCGCCCGGCGGTCCGGCGGCGGCAGCGCGCCCGGCTCGGGCGGGCCGATCGGGATGGGCGGCCCCGGCTCGGGCGGCTGCCCGGGCATGATGGCCAGCCGGGTCACCGACGGCAGCGCCATCAGCGCGGCCCGGTACATGGCCAGCTGGGTCATCGCCCGGCTGGCGTCGAAGTCGGCCTGGGTGACCACCACGTCCGGCAGGCCGGTCAGCGCGGCGGCGTACGCGTTGGCGGCGGACAGGCCCTCGCCCAGCTGGCCGATCGACTGGTGAGTGCCCTGGACCGCGTTATCGTACTCCAGCATCGCGGAAGTCTCGTCCCGGATGGCCGCCGCCCGGCTCTTCATCGCGGCGGTCTCCAGGTTGGTGGCCGTGATCTCCTTCTGCAGGTAGGTCAGCCACTGGTCCGGGGTGAGGTACCCGCCGAACCGGGCCTTGTTCTCGTTCAGCGCCAGCGCGAGCAGCTGCTGCCGGTAGGCCTGGTACTGCTGCGGGGTGGTGAAGCCCATGTTCCGCGCGCGGTTGAGCAGCGTCTGCAGCTGCTCCTCCTTGGCCAGGTCGGCCAGGTGCTGCTGCATGTCCGACCGGCCGCCGTACAGGGCCTGGACGTTGCTCTGCTTGGCCGACGCGGCCAGCTGGTCCAGCGCGTGGCCCTGGTCCCGGATGACGCTGATGTCCTGGCGGCGCGCCTGGGCCGCCTGCTCGGCGCCGGTCTTCTCGGCCGCAGACTCGTCCCGGGCCGCGTCGGCCATGTCCTTCAGGGCTTCCTTGGCCTTCTTGGCGTCCCGCATGAGGTCGCCGAAGTCAGCTGATCAGGGTCTAGCTATCGCCTTGTAGATGACATACCAGGCGATAACCAGTACTCAGGACCGCTGTATTCAGGCATTATTCACGCCCACAGCCTCTGAGTATTGCATTCGGGCACCACCTCCCTCCGTCAAGAAGGGGCGCATGCCCAGGTAATCAGCGAACCGGACAGCTACAAGCGGCTTAGCCTCGGCGAACCCGAGCAGCCGGTTGCAGTCATCGCAGAGCAGGCCGCGTATGCACCAGATGCAGGCCTGAGTCAGCCCGTGCCGATCGCAGGAATGATCATGATCCACGCCCAGGCGATCTACCACCCGGACAATGCCGTGCCGGTCGACACGCCGTCGCTGGGTCTCCGGTTGCAGGCAGAGCGCGCACTTGTGTCCCTGCCGCTCCGCCAGCCAGGCGTACTGCTCTGCAGTAATGCCGTACTTCCTCACGAGGTACGACGCCCAGGCAGCAAGACGCTTCGCCCCTGGATCTTTCGCTACAGCCTCCTTGGTCTTGACATTCCGGCAGGATTTACAGGCCGACTGATGACCGGTCAGCCTGGACTGACGGAGCGGAGAGAACTCGGCCCAGGATTTGAAGACCTGACACCGCGAGCACTCCCGGCCCTCCTCGGTGATCCGGCCCCCAGGCGGCCGATTCCGCCCACGGGGCTTGACATGCAACTGCCCGCGAACAATGTGGCTTATCAGGGCCTGCGAGACGCCGAACCGAGCAGCAAGCTCGTGCTGGTAGATACCACCAGCCAGCCAGAGCTGCCTGATTTCAGCGACCTGAGCATCTGAAAGTTTCAGCATGCTTATTACTACGCACGAGCGCACGGCCTCACCCCCCGTCCCCGTTGACGCGGCTGTTGATGTCCGGCATGGGCGGCCTGGAGCCGCCCCCCATGAGCTGCATCAGACGCTCGAAGCTGCCGTCGGCGTTGCTCGCCTCCACGCCGTGCTCCGGGTCGGCGGGCTGCGGGGCGAACCGCGGATCGTCCTCGACCCGGTCGGCCACCCGCTCCCCGCGGATGGCGTCCAGCTCCAGCTCCTCCGCGGTCCGGCCGCCGAGCGCGTCGATGGCCAGCGCGGCATCGACCAGCGGGTTGCGCCCGCCGGTCTTGTCCGTGTCAACCATCGCCTGCGCCCCGATGAAGATGCACACCGTCTTGACCTGCCACTCGGCCAGCCGCAGGCGGATCAGGTGCTCACGCTGCCGGCGGACTCCGATGGCCTCGACGACCTGCCGGAGGCGTCCGAGGGAGAGGTCGAAGATGTCCTCGTCTCGCCATCCGTACTCGCTGGAGATGATGTCGAAGGCGCTGGCGAAGGCCCCTGCGAGGCCAGGTCCTGCACGCTCGGCTCCGGCTCCGGCGGCTCCTGGTCCTGGCCCGTCTTCTGAAACACCGCCATCATGGCCTGCAGCCGTTTTCCCAGGGCCTGCAGCTCCGGAGCCTCCTGCCGGACCATCACCTCGATCAGGTCGATGGTGTCGGTCAGCTCGGGGTTGAACAGCTCCTCGTTAAACCGGTCCCACAGCCCCTGGTTGTCTTCCTTCTGCTGCTTGGTCAGCTGGCTGTCCGGCTTGTCGGCCAGCCCGGCCGGCTTGAGCATCGACTGGAGGAACATGATGGCCTGCTGCTCGGCATCCGGGATGCTCATCAGCACCAGCATCAGGAACTTCTGGGTGAAGTCGTCCGGGTTGTCGCGGAAGTTGAGCCCGGCCTGCATCATGGCCGGGCCGGCGCCGTTGGTCAGCACCCGCAGCAGGCGAAAAAACTGCCGGGTCCGCAGCCGGACCACCTCGACAGCGAACCCGGTAGACATCTTGACGATGACCGGCTCTGGGTCGAGCCTGTCCAGCTCTGATTCGGCCATGGCGGCCCTCCGGGGGCTCTAGGCGGATTTACCCGGTGCCATCGGCACCGTCACGGCACCGCCCAGGCGAACGCCCAGGCCGCGAACCCGGCCGCCAGCCACTCGTAGCCGTTGGCGGACAGAATCCTGTGGCCGCCGAAGGTGAGCGCGGAGAACAGGAAACAGACGGCACTGACCAGCATGAAAATGCGGAACAGGAACCACCACCGGGTGCTGTAGCCCTGCTGCGCAGGAGCGGGAGTGGCCATGGCTAGACGATCGTGCCGCCGCCCGCGCCGAACGGCTCGGGGACGAACGCTCCGGTCTGGGCACCCGGCCAGGCCACCAGGCGGCCAATCGACTGCGGGTAGGACGCGGGCAGCGCCCCGCCGATCTCGTTCACGCCGCTGAATAGCGCGCGCCCCGCGATGGAACAGGAAAGGCCGGTCTTGTACGACGGACCAGTAAAGTTAAAGGGCTGGAATTGCACGCGGTAAAGGACGAAATCGAGCGTCCGTACCTGCCCGCCCGCGTCCTTTGACGGCACGCGAATTGCTAGCGGCTGGGTGACAGCGTTCATCGAGTTGAGCGTCCACAGCGGAATAGCGTAGTAGTCAGCACCCGCTGCGCCCGAGCTAGTGACCGTCGTACCGGTGATCAGCGCGATCGTGGAGAATGGCACGAAGCCTTCTTCAATGGTCACGTTCGCGAAATTGATCCAGAAATGCTCGGACAGGACAACATCGTCACCGGTGTTTTCAAAGTTGCCCTGGTCGGTGCTGATCGTGCCATTCCGCACGCCATAGACCGTGGAGGCCTCCGCGCCGGTCGCGCCGTTCAGGATGGCTGCGTGGGAGAGCGAGAAGCCCTCGAACGGGGTACCTGCGTACGAGCTTGCTAGTGTGGCCATGCCCGCGTGCCCTCCTGGCTCGGCGAGTGCGTCTGCCGTGGATAATCGACCGCAGCCCGCCTCCCGCTCGGCCTGCCGCAGCTCGATGACCAGGGCACGGTCCCCGTCCCCCGGCACGTGCTGGGTCACCACCGCAAAGTACGAGCACCAGCGGTCATCGTTGGCCTGGACGTACCAGCTGACCAGCACGTAGATCCCGGCCAGGAACAGCACCACCAGCCCGGCCAGGACCGCGGCGCCGATGACGAGCGCCTGCGGGGTGGCCAGCCTCTTCACTTGCCACCGTCCTGCGGGTCGTTCTCCCCGAGCGCCTCCATGACGGCCAGCCGGGTGTCGTGGTCGTGCGCCTGGTCCTGCAGCTCGCCCACGTCAGCGAGCACCTTGCCGAGCTGGCCCAGCTGGGCGTCATGCGCGGTCGCCTGGTCCTGCAGCTCGGCCACGTCAGTGACCAGCTTCTCGACGGCCCCGGCATTCTGCTGGGCGGTGGCCACCGCCTTGTACAGCGCCCGGCCGATGGCGGTCACCAGGGATAGCGCGGCGCTCAGCCCGGCCAGCCCGCCGATGACGACGCCCGGGTGCACGGCGCGCCTCAGCCCAGGCTCAGCGGGCGGCCGGTCACCTGCAAGAAGTCGGCCGCGAGCGCGGTCCTATCGACTCCCTCGGCGAACGCGCGGGAGCCCAGGTGCTCAGGCCAGATGCACACCCAGGCCTCCTCGGCCTGGCTGCCCCAGTAGGCGTCGGTGAAGCTGGTCTCGGCCGCCCAGGTGATGAACTTCTCGTCGCCGGCCAGCGCGCCGCCGCCGGGCAGCCCGTAGCCCCCGGTGAGCACGGAGTGCCCGCCGTCCGGCGGGCTGCCGGCCACGTAGTCCCAGGGCCTCCCGGCGCGGAACTGGTCGAGGTTAGCGGCCTGCACGTTCACCCCGGTCCAGACATAGCCGAAGACGGCGATGGCGTCCTTGACCTCGCTGACGTCGCGAGTGTCGACCTTGCCGAAAGCCAGCGCCTTGGCCCCGTCCGGGCCGCCGTCGCGGACCAGGGTCTCCAGCGCGGTCTGGATGTCCATCCCGTTGTCCTCGCGGCTGCCCGGCCCGTTGGTGTCCGCGGTGCCGGCCGGGTCGAAGCCGGGGTTCTGGGTCTTGTAGAAGGCCCACACCTGGTCCTGGGTGGGGTAGTGCCCCGGCGGGGCCAGCAGCGAGGTGACCAGGCGGCGGGCATTGGCCCAGGTGACGGACACGCAGTCGCCGGCCACGTCGTTGGAGAGCATCTGCCAGCCGCCGTTCAGCCGGGCCAGGTAGTCGACCCCGGACGGGTACAGCAGCGGGGCCCCGGCCCGCCACCGGCTGAACTGCAGGGCGGGGCCGCGCTTGGGGGTTCTCCGGCCATACGCGCCGGGCTCGGGCATGACGCCTCCAGGGACGACGAGAGGGCGGAGGCCCGTGGTCCTCCGCCCTCGTCATCGGCCCCGTCAGTCGTCGGGAGACAGGAAACGGCCTGTGCCGGGATCACGCAGCAGCCTGCTGTTCTCGTACTGCTGCAGGGCCGTCGCCCAGTGGACGTTCCACCAGGCATACGGGCCATCGTTGTCCTTGCGGTCCAGGCTGTGACCAGGAGGCCGCTGACCTAGGTTGGCCTCGATCCACGCGACGAAGACCCGCACGTCGTGCCATTCCCGGCAGACCTCGATGCCGCGACCGCCCCAGCGCGGGTAATGGAAGTCCGTTTCGTCGTAACACCGTCTCATCATGCCGCGCCAAGTCTGATAGAGAGGGTGCCCCCTGAGGCCATGCGAATCCTTCCAACGTGTCTCACTGACGATCGTTGCTGTTCGCTCACGCCTCCAGCACCCGCAACTCGGGTTGGCCCGGTTCTTTCGACGAAGGCTCTGCACCAGCACAAGACGCTCAGTCCCGCAATCACACCGACACGGGACCGCCGCCCGGCCGCCCGGCCAGGAGACTTCGCCGGTCACAGTCCAACGGCCAAACTTCTCATCTATGCGAGGAGGTAGCTGCATGCGCTAAGCATATGACGGCTGCAGACTACCTCCATCACACATCTAACAATGGTCGTAGGGCGACCAGGGGCTGGTCCCGGCGATGGCGTACTCCTTCTCGAAGGCCTGGTGCTGCAGCCAGGCGGGGGCGTATTCCGGGAGCCCGGAGTAGCCGAGCGCGTGCCAGGTGGACGGCAGGAACCCGTAC